GGTCGAAACGAGCGCGGGATCGGGCTAGTTTGTGGGTTGGCAATTAGTTAAGGGATGAGTTGACACATGGGACAGGTTAACCTCATATCTCAAGCCGACTATGCAAAGCATCGCGGCGTGAGCGAGGCCGCCGTCTCCAAGGCAATCAAGGACAAGCGCATCACCCTGACCGAGGGAAAGATTGACCCGGTGGCGGCTGACGCGCAGTGGGCCAGAAACTCCAGGGTGCGGGCTGGCAGTGGCCGACCTGGGCACGGCGGGCAAGGTGCTCGTGGCCAGGGTGCCGGCGGTCAAGGCGCCCGTGGTCCTGGCGCTCCTGGGCAGGATCCAGGCGGTGCCGGACAGTCGACCTCCGGCGTGGCATTGGGCCCGGGCGGCGCGCTGGCCGACGGCGATGGATCCGCCGCGCCTGGCTCGGACAACTACTGGGACAGCCGCAGCCGCCGAGAGGCCGCCGAGGCCGAGCTTGCAGAGATTGCGCTGGCCGAGAAAAACGGGCAAGTCATCCGGATCAAGGCCGTCGAGACCGTGTGGTCGCAGGCGCTCGGGTCTGCCAGAGAGCACCTCCTGCAAGTCCGCGCCCGCCTGGCGCCGCTGCTGGCCAACGAATCGGACCCGTTCAAGATTGAGCAGATGCTCGACCTGGAGCATTCGCAGGCCCTGCAGCACCTGGCGCGTGCGCAACTTCAGCCGGGCGCAACTGCATGAGCGCCCGCGACCTGCCCACCGACGAGGTCCGCGCCGCCGAGCTGCTGGCGCGCCTCATGGACAAGTTCCTGGCGCCGCCGCCGCGCGTCGACCCGGCGCAGTGGGCGGCCGAGCATCGCTACATTGCCAAGGGCAGCGAGCGCGGGCGCTGGCGTAACGAGCGCACGCCGTACCTGGTCGAGCCCATGCAGTGCGCTGGCGCCTATACGGCCTACGAGCGCGTGGTGCTCATGTTCGCCACCCAGCTTGGCAAAACAGAGGTGCTCTACAACTCCACCATGCAGCGGATCCACACCGACCCGCAAGACATGATGATGGTGCAGCCCACCCTGCAGGACGCGCAAGACCACAGCGGCCAGCGCTTTCTGCCCACCGTGCAGCAGACGCCGGTGTTGCACGGCCTGGTGGCCACCAGCCGCAGCCGCGACGAGTCCAGCAGCTGGCGCGCCCGCGGCATCCAGGGCGGCTTTGCCGTCTTCTTTGGCGGCGCCAACAGCGCCAGCAGCCTCGCGTCCAAACCGCTGGGCTTTGCCGTGGCCGACGAGGTCGACAAATGGCCCGGCGATGTTGACAACCAGGGCCCGCCGCTGGCGCTGCTGGAAGAGCGCATGTCCAATTTCAGCCGGCGCAAACTCATCATCGCCAGCACGCCCACGCTCAAGGGCCTGAGCGTCATCGAATCCGAATACCTGCTCAGCGACCAGCGCCGCTACCACGTGCCATGCCCGCACTGCGGCGAGCGCCAGGTGCTCGAGTGGGGCGCCGGCAAACAGTACGGCCTGCAATGGCTCAAGACGCCCGCCGGCAACGCCCGGCCAGAAACCGCCGTCTACATCTGCAAAGCCTGCGGCGCCACCATCCAGGAGCACCACAAAACCGACATGCTGGCTGGCGGGCTTTGGATCCCGCAAAACCCAGGCGCGGGCCGCGGCAAGCGCGCCGGCTTTCACCTCAACAAACTCTACAGCCCGCTGGGCTGGCGCAGCTGGGCAAGCCTGGTAGAAAAGTGGGACGCCGCCCAGGCGGACAAAAAGACAGGCAACAGCGGCCCGCTCAAAGAGTTCATCAACTCCAGCCTGGCCGAGACCTGGGCCGAGACCGGCACCGGCGCCGACGCCCAGGTGCTGCGCCGCCGCGCAGAAGACTACCCACTCGGCCAAGTCCCACGCCACGCCTACATGCTCACCATGGGCGTCGACACCCAGCCCGATCGGCTGGAGGCCCGCGTCTGGGGGTACGGCCGGGGCGACGAAAGCTGGCTCGTCGATCGCCACATCATCTACGGCGACCCAAACCTCGAAGAAGGCACCGAGGGCTCGCCCTGGACCCGCCTCACCGAGATCCGCCGCACCCCGCTGCTGCACGCCGGCGGCTCGCAAATGCTGATCGAGGCCACCTGCATCGACACCGGCGGGCACAACACCCATGCCGTCTACACCTACTGCCGCGCCCATGCACACGCCCACGTGCTCGCCATCAAAGGCGCCAGCGTCTACGGCAAACCCGTGCTCGGCCGCCCCAGCATTCTGGACATCAACTGGCGCGGCAAAACCATCCCCCGCGGCGTCAAGGTCTGGCAAGTCGGCACCGACACCGCCAAGCACCTGCTCTACGGCCGCATGCGCCTCACCCAGGCCGGGCCCGGCTTCGTCCATGTGCCCAAGGCCCTGGCCGACACCGACGAGTTTGATCAAATGACCGCCGCCAAACTCATGCCCGTCGTCGTGCAGGGCAAACACAGCATGCGATGGATCACCCCGCAGGGCAAGCGCGAAGAGGGCGGCGACGGCATGGTCTACGCCTACGCCGCCGCCTGCTACCTGGGCATCCAGACATTCCGCGAGGGCACCTGGGCCCGGCGCGAGCAGCGGATCGCCCCGCGCGAGCCCGACCTCTTCGCCCTGCCATCCGGCCAGACTGGGCAAGTGCGGCCGGCTGGTGATGTGTCTGCCAACGACGGCGCTGCGGCCGACAAGCCCGCCGCCAAGCCGGCGCAGCCAAGTTACCTACAGCAGCAAATCGCGGCCCGCCGTCGGCGCCCGTCAGAGCCAAGCCTATGACAGACATCATTGCCCAAGCCATCCGCCAGGCCGTGCGCCGCCCAGAGGTCATTGAGGCCATGTGCGCGTCGCTCGAGCAGCAGCTCGCCCGCGAGCTGTCTGGCCTGGCGGGCGGGTCCGAGGTCTATGTCGGCAAGCGGCCGGACAAATCCCAGCGCGACGCCCGCGTGCGCGCCAAGTTCAACGGCAGCAATTACACCCAGCTGGCCAAAGACGAGCGGCTGTCCACCAGGCAAGTCCGTCGCATCATCCACGGCCCACCCGAAAAAAAGTGACATTTGTCCCTGTAAATGTCACAACCGCGGCGGCACAGTCAAGGCTCAGAACCTGTCTAAGCCAGATCCAGCCGACAACGGAACCACAATGTGACAACGCCAACCACCGAGCCAAGCCAGCTCTACACCGGCGACACCTGGGCCTGGACGCGCACGCTGCCAGACTATCTGGCCAGCGCCGGCTGGACGCTAAAGTACACCCTGGTCAACGCCGCCGGGCGCATCAACATCACCGCCACCGCCAGTGGTGACGACCACGCCGTCAGCGTATCCGCCGCCACCACTGCGGCCTATACGGCTGGCGACTACACCTGGCAAGCCTTTGTTGAAAAGGCCTCCGATCGCTACACCGTCGGCACAGGGGAAGTCACCGTCCGCGCGGGATTGGCCAGCGGCAGCGGTGGCAGCGACCAGCGCACCCAGGCCCGCGAGGCGCTAGACGACGCCATGGCCGCGCTTGCCGCCTACACCGCCAGTCGTGGCGTAGTGTCTGAGTACGAAATCGCTGGCCGCAGGATGAAGTTTCGCTCCATCGACGAGATCCGCAAGCTCATCAACTTCTGGCGCCGCGAGGTGCAGTCCGAGATCGACGCCGAGGCCATCCGCCGAGGCCTCGGCACCAGCCGCAAAATCTTCACAAGGTTCGGCTCATGACGCCACTTCAAGCCCAGCCCGGCAGCCGCATCCTAAACGCCTTTGTCGCCAAGCGGCAGGCCGAGCGCCGCGCCATCAACGTAAAAAACGTGCGGGGCTACGACGCCGCCAAGCGCGACCACCTCACCGCCGGGTGGACATCGTCCAGCGCCAGCGCCAACGAGGACATCCGCAACGCGCTGGAGATCGTCCGCGCCCGCAGCCGCGACCTGGCCGCCAATAACGACTACATGCGCAAGTTCCTGCGCATGTGCGAGGTCAACATCGTCGGCCCGCACGGCTTCCGGTACAAAAACCTCACCGCCAACCCGGGCGCCAGGGTTGGCGACGCATCCGCCCCAGACGAAGCGGCCCGCACACTCATCGAGTCCGCCTACGCCAAGTGGTCCGCTGCTGGCGTGTGCGAGGTCACCGGCCGGCACAGCCTGCGCCAGCTCATGAAGCTCGTCGTCAAGGCCGCCGCACGAGACGGCGAATACCTCTTGCGCCGCATCCGCGGTGCCAGCGCCGGCAACGCCCATGGCTACGCCCTGCAGATCCTTGACATTGACCGCCTCGACGTCCGGCTCAACGGTGAGCACGGCGCCAACCGCGTCATCATGGGCGTCGAGGTTGACGAAGTCATGCGCCCCGTGGCGTACCACCTGCTCACCACCCACCCGGGCGACTACAGCTACCTGCACCGCAACGGCCAGCGCTACGAGCGCGTGGTCGCCCGCGACGTTTTCCATGGCGGCATCGCAGACCGCGCCGAGCAGGTGCGCTACATGCCGTGGGCGCACACCGCCATGCTGCGCCTGGAGATGCTGGGCAAGTTCCAGACCGCCGCCGTCGTCGCCGCCCGCAAGGGCGCGGAAACGCTGGGCGTGTTGCAGCAGGCGGTCGACGCCGACCAGCCCAACCCTGGCGCCGCTGCGCTGGGCGAGCGCGACCCGTCTGATGGCAACAATTACGAGACCAGCCTGCCCGGCCAGTACGACACCCTGCCGCCTGGCTACACCCTGCAGCCGTTCGACACCAAATACCCCAGCGACGTTTTTGGCGTCTTTGTCAAAGACTGCCTGCGCGGGGTCGCCAGCGGGCTGATGGTTGCATACAACGGCCTGGCCAACGACCTCGAGGGCGTCAACTACAGCAGCATCCGCGCCGGCGTCCTGGAAGAGCGCGACGGCTGGTCTGACCTGCAAACCTTTTTTATCGAGCAGCTCGCCGATCGCATCCATGCCGACTGGCTGGAGATGGCGCTGCTGTCTGGCGCCATCGCATACCCTGGCGGCGCCGCCTTGCCGGCCAGCAAGCTCGACAAGTTTGCCGAGCACCAATTCACCGGGCGCAAATGGCAATGGGTCGACCCCAGCAACGACGCCCAGGCCGCAGACCTTGCGCGACGCCGCGGCTGGGTCACCGACTCCCAGATCACCGCAGACCGCGGCGGCGACTGGTGGGACAACGTCACAGAAATCGCCCAAGAGCAGGCCCACGCCGACAAGCTCAAGGTTGTCATTGGCGCAGCGCCGTTGCAGTCGCAGGTGCAGGCCGCTCCTGCGGCGCAAGCCTCTGCCGCAAAGGCGTAGCGCCCGCGCACCGCTGTTTTTGCGGCCAATGTCGAAAGTGACATTTTCCCCTGTAAATGTCACACCCATAAATTCACAGTGTGGGCATGGACAAGCCCACACCGCTCACCCGCAAAGCGCCAGACGACAAGCTGCTCGCCGCCCCGGCGGCCCGCGCCTTCAGCCTGGCCCGTGACGCCGTTGACACGGCGACGCGCACCGTAAGCCTCGCATTCAGCAGCGAAGAGCCCTACGACCGCTGGTTTGGCATCGAAGTGCTCAGCCACGCCAAAGGCGCCATCCGCCTGGCCCGGCTGCAAAACGGCGGTGCGCTGCTCATGGATCACAACACGCGCGACCAGATCGGCGTCGTGGAATCGGTCGAAATCGGAACGGATCGCGTAGCCCGCGCCGTCGTCCGCTTTGGAAAAAGCGAGCGAGCCGAAGAGATCTTCCAGGACGTTCAAGACGGCATCCGCGCGCACGTGTCGGTGGGCTACATCGTCCACCGCTGGGACGTAAAGGAAGGCCAGGGCGATGCCGCCAGCACCTATACGGCCCTGGACTGGGAGCCCCTTGAGGTCTCCATCGTCAGCGTCCCCGCTGACCCCACCGTCGGCATCGGGCGCGGCCTGACCGACGAGCAAACCAACCACCTGCGCCGCGAGTTCGGCTTTGCCCCTGAGAAGGCCGAGCCCGCCGAGGCGCCACCCGCAAAAACCACCCCGGAGAAACGCATCATGTCCGCTGAAAAGACCGCCGACCAAATCGCCGCCGAGCAGCGCGCCGCCGCCCTGGCCGACGCCGCCAAGGCCACGCAAGCCATCATCAACCTGGGCCGCGCCTACGCGCACCTGGGCGGCGAGCGCCACGCCGCCGACTTCCTGCAATCCGGCAAGTCCGACGCCGCCGAATTCCAGTCTGTCCTGCTGTCCAAGATCGGCACCGCCAGCAGCGACACCAGCAAGGGCGAGATCGGCCTGCAGAAAAAGGAAGTCCAGCGCTTCAGCTTCCTGCGCGCGCTGCGCTACCTGGCCAACCCCATGGACGCCGCTGCGCAAAAAGCCGCCGCGTTCGAGCTGGAGTGCTCCACCGAGGCCCGCCGCAAAGGCGGCATGGACCGCGGCATGGGCATCACCGTCCCCGTGGACGTGCTGCGCGCCGGCATGGACGGCCTGCAGCGCGACCTGACCGTTGGCACCGCCAGCGCCGGCGGCAATCTGGTGTCCACCAACCTGCTGGCCGCCAGCTTCATCGAGCTGCTGCGCAACAAGATGGCCATCCAGCGTCTGGGCGCCACCACGCTCAACGGCCTCGTCGGGGACATCGCCATCCCGCGCCAGTCTGGCGCCGCCACCGCCTACTGGGTTGCCGAGTCCGGCGCGCCCACCGAGAGCGCGCAAACCGTCGACCAGGTCACCATGTCCCCCAAAACGCTGGGCGCCTACACAGACATCAGCCGCAAGCTCATGCTGCAAAGCTCCATCGACGTCGAGGCCATGGTCCGCAACGACCTGGCCAAGGTCATCGGCCTGGAGGTTGACCGCGCCGCCCTGTACGGCACCGGCTCCAGCAACCAGCCCACCGGCGTCAAGAGCGCAACCAACCTCAACACCAGCGATTTTGCGGCAAATGCGCCCACCTTCGCCGAGATCGTTGGGCTGGAAACGCTGGTCGCCGCAGACAACGCCGACGTCGGCACCATGGCCTACCTGGTCAACGCCACCGGCCGCGGCAGCCTCAAGACGACCGAGAAAGCCAGCTCCACGGGCCAGTTCATCTGGGAGCCGGGCAACACCGTCAACGGCTACCGCTGCGAGGTGTCAAACCAGGTCGCCTCCAACGACTACTGGTTTGGCAACTGGGCCGATTTGCTGCTGGGCTTCTGGTCTGGCCTGGACCTGATCGTTGACCCCTACACCGGCGCCACCAGTGGCACCGTGCGCGTGGTCGCCCTGCAGGACGTGGACGTCGCTGTCCGCCACGGCGAGTCGTTCGCCCGCGGCGCCAACACGCTGTAAGCGCCAGGTGGCCGGCCGCAAGGCTGGCCACCGCTGCCGCCATGCACACCGTGCGCATCACCCAGCAGACCGTCGCCCAGCGCAAAAACGTGCGCGTCGGTGACGTCCTGACCCTGCCGCCCAGCGAGGCTCGCCTCCTGGTTCGGGCAGGCAAGGCGGTGCATTGCGGTGGCGTGGTGCAGCCGCAGGCAGCGCCAGCCAAGAGCACCAAATCCAGAAAGGCCAAATCATGAGCATCGACCGCAACCTGGGCACCAACCTGCAGACCATTGATCTGCTGCCCATGCAATCCGTCACCATCGACCGCCTGGGCACCGACTTCGTCGGCGGCCTGGCCGTCTTCTTGCGCGCCAAAAACACCGCGGGCAGCACCCCCACGCTGGACATCAAGCTCCAGGAGTCCGACGACGACAGCACCTACACCGACATCAGTGGCGCGGCGTTCACGCAAGTCACCGACGCCGGCACCTTGGCGGCCGTCTCGGAAAAAATCGTCGTCAATGTCGAGGCCTGCAAGAAGTACATCCGCGCAGTCAAAGACATCGGCGGCACCAGCTCCCCCGCTTTCATGACGACCTGCGTCGCCGTCGGCGTCAAGCAGGTTCGCTGATCGCGCGCCGTCACCTGAGCCATGGCCTTCACCGAGACCCTGTCCCCCTTCTTCGATGCCGACGACTTTGCCGAGTCCGTCGTCATCGACGGGGTCTCCGTGTCGGCCATTTTTGACAACGCCTGGGCGCAGGCCGGCATTGGCGTCGTTGGCGCCGCCACGGCCGACCCCGTGCTCACCTTGCCCGACGCCAGCGTCCCGCTGGAGCCCGAGGGCAGGCCCGTCGTCGTGCGCGGCGTTGCGTACCGCATCGTGCGCGTCGAGCCAGATGGCACCGGCGTCTCCACCCTGTTCCTGCAGCGTGCCGCATGACCACCGCATTTAGCGCCCTGGCCGCCGGCATCGTCACCCTGCTCGAGGCCTCGCCCGCCGTCAGCCCGCGCATCAGCCGCGCCGCCACCCAGCCGCTGCCCGAGCAAGCCGCCAACATGGTCGTCGTGCGCCTCATCGGCAGCGCCGGCGACGCCTACGCCCAGGCCGGCGCCCCCGTCAACTGGGACACCACCATCGCCGTCGAGTGCTACGCCCGCTCCACCGCAGACGCGCCAGACACCGCTGTGGACGCGCTGCTCCAGGCCGTGGCCGCCCGCATCCTGGCCGACGAAACGCTTGGCGGCGCCGCCGCCGGCCTGGCCAACGAGCGCCGCATCGAATGGGACTTTGAATCCCATGGCCAAAACGTCGCCTGCGCCACCTTCACCTTTACCGCGCGGCACACCACCGGCGGCAACGCCATCACCTGACACCACCACCCAGCAGAGGCCACCACCATGACCCGCCTTGTACGCAACTCCGTCATCCTTGCCAAGCCCGAGGGCACCTACGGCGTCGACCCCACCGTTGCCGCTGGCACAGACGCCCTGCTGGTCAGCAACCTCACCATCAACCCCATCAACGCGCAGAATGTTGACCGCGAGCTCCTGCGCGCCTACATGGGCGCCAGCGAGCAACTCGTCGGCACCCGCGTGGCCGAAATCTCCTTCGACATCGAACTCGCCGGCTCCGGCACCGCCGGCAACGCCACCGCCTGGGGCAAACTGCTCGAGGCCTGCGGTTACGACGAAACCGACGCCGGCGCCTACATCACTTATTTCCCCCTCACCACCGGCTTGTCAAGCCTGTGGATCGAGGCGTATGACAGCGGCACCAAGCACATCATCAGCGGCAGCCGCGGCAGCTTCGAGATCATGGCCGGCCAGGGCGAGCGCCCCGTCGTGCGCTTCAGCTTCATCGGCCTGTACACCACGCCCAGCGCCTCGGCCGTGCCCAGCGCCACCCTTACCGCCTTCAAGAAACCGCTGGTCATCACCAACGCCAACAGTGGCGACGTGACGCTGGGCGTCACCTACAGCGCCGGCGCCAACAGCGGCGGCACCGCCTACCCCAGCCGCGGCCTGCAAATCAACAGCGGCAACAACGTCGTGCACACCCCCCTGCTGGGCGGCGAAGAGGTCGACATCACCGACCGCCAGGTCACTGGCACCGTGGAGTTTGACCTCACCGCCAGCCAGGAAGCCAGCTTCATGGCCGTGGTCGAGGCCAACTCCACCCAGACCCTGGGCTTTACCCACGGCACCACCGGCGGCGGCATCGTGCTGCTGTACGCCCCCGCTGTGCAGCTGCTCAACCCCAAAAAGGTTGATTACAACGGCCGCCGCCTCATCGGCTTTGACCTGCGCTTCCTGCCCAGCGCCGGCAACGACGAGCTCACCATCGTCACCAAGTAACCCGCCGCCACACAAGAGCAGGAGCCCGTCGCATGTTCAAACTCAACCCCGCGCCGACCTTTGTGGCGCAAGTGCCGCTCAGCGTGCCTGGCCAGGCCGAGCCGGTGCCGTTGTCTATCACGTTCAAGCACAAAACCCGCCCCGCATTTGCCGAGTGGCATGCGCGCGCGCATCAGATGCCGGACGCCGCGCCAGTCGGCGCCGCGATCGCCGACATTGCCCGCTCGGTCACGCAGCACGACGTCAGCGTGCTCAAAGACGTCATCGAAGACTGGTCCGGCCTCGTTGGCGCTGACGGCGCGCCGGTGCCCTACACGGTGGCAAATCTTGGTGATCTGCTGGACAACTACCCGGCCAGCGCGCGCGAGATTTATGCCGCCTACAAAGCCGAGCTGACCGAGGCCAAAAGAAAAAACTCCTAGAGGCTGCCGCGTGGCTGTTCAACGGATGCAATCCACAGCAACAAGAACAAGAAGCCGCGGCAGCCCTGGGCATCAAGCTGATCCCGGCGCCAGGGGAGCCGCCGCCGTTCGACGGATCCATGTGGCCGGAGAACATGGCCGCCGCTGCGCTGGCTGTGCGCTTGCGCACGCAATGGCACGTGGACGCGTGGGGCGCGCCCACTGCGATGCGGTACGACAGCCTGGCGCTGATGCTGCGCATCGAGCAAGTCCCGCGCGCCGACTGGCTGCAGGCTGTGGACGGGCTGCAGGTAATCGAGGTGGAGCTGTTGCGCCTCATGCGCGAAGCCATGGCCCGGCGCAAGCCGCAACCCAGGTAGCCCGCCATGGCCGGTGAAGCAAAACTTGTCCTTAGCGCTGAAGACGCGACCCGCGCCGCGTTTGAGAGCGTCAAGCGCAACCTGCGCGGCCTGGGCGACATGGCCAACCAGCAGGGATTGCGCATCAATGGGGCTTTTGGCGCCATTGCTGGCGGCGCCGTGCTTGGCGGCATTGCGACGCTGGTGCGCCAGGTCAATGACGGCGTCGACAAGTTCAACGATCTAAAGGACGCCACCGGCGCCAGCATTGGCAACTTGAGCGCGCTCGAGGATGTTGCGCTTCGCACCGGCACCAGCTTTGACACCATGGGCACAGCCCTGGTCAAGTTCAACGCCGCCATCAAAGACGAAGACGGCAAAAACGCCAACGTATTCAAGGCGCTCGGCCTTGATCTGGCGCGCCTCAAGGATCTGGACCCAGCGGCGGCCATGCGCGAAACGGCCGTCGCGCTGGCCCAGTTTGCAGACGACGGCAACAAGGCGCGCGCCACGCAGGTGCTGTTTGGCAAAAGCCTGCGTGAGGTGGCCCCGTTCCTGAAGGATCTGGCCGAGGCCGGCGAACTCAACGCCAAGGTAACCGAGCAGCAGGCGCTGGAGGCCGAGAAGTTCAACAAGCGCATTTTTGAGCTGCAAAAGAATTTGCTGGACTTCACCCGCATGGGTGTTGGCGGCGCGGTTGGCGCGGTTGACCAGCTGATCGAGCGCTTCAAGCTCGGGCAACGCGAGGGCGAATCGTTTGTCACGACGATTCTCAAGCTGACCAGCCCGATGGCGCTGATATTCGGGGCATCCGGCCCCAAGAACGGCTACACCGAGACGCGGGAAGAGCTGGAGCGCATTGACAAGCTGCTGTCAAAAATGGACACCAGCCGCAAGAAGGACGTTGGCATCCAGTCGCTGGTGCGCGAGCGTGAGCGCCTGCTCGCCCAAAAGGATACCTACCTGTACAGCGGCGCAGGCGCTGGGCGTGGCATTGCCGGATACGGGCAGTTGCCGCGCGTCACACTGGACGTCCCACAAGAAGACAAGGCCGGTGACTCTGCGGCAAAGAAAGCCGCCGCGGCTGCGCTGCGCGAGGCCGCCGATCGGGCAAAGCTCATTGCGGAGCTAAACGGTCTGTCCGGCAGCTTCTATGAAGACTGGGAGCGCCTCACGGCCATCTTCAAGTCTGGGGCGATGGGCCTCAAAGACTTTACCGCTGCGCAGGCGGAGCTGCTGGCAAAACAGCCTGCCATCAAGGCCCAGGCCGACGCGCAGGGGCGCGCCGCGCGCGAGGCGCAACGGCGCACAGAAGAGGCCGACCGCGAAAAGCTCAAGGCACTGCAAGCCATGCAGGCCGAAAACGAGGCGCGCAGCGCCGGCATTCGTGGCCTTGAGCAGGAGATTGAGGAAATGGGCCTCAATGCCGAGGCGCTGGAGCGCCTGCGCATCGCCAGGCTCAACGCCAACATCGAGCGCGAGAAAGAGGCGCTCCTGCAGGCTGGTGCCGGGGCCAACTCAGAAGCTGAGGTCCGGCTTATCCAAAAGCGCATCGAGCTGCTCGAAAAAGAGCGAGACCTCACCGTCTCCAAATCGGTCAAGCGCGTGCAGGTCGAAACAAAGCAGTTTGGCGACCAGGCCCGCGACGACATCTACCAGGCCACCAGCGCCGGCCTTGCCCAGGCCCTGCGCGAGGGGCGCAACCCCATCAAGGGCTTTGCCGATGCGCTGGGCAACGCCGTGCTCGACAAGGTCAGCCGCTCGCTGGCCGATGCGCTGCTGGATCCCATCCT